TTCCGTTTAGAATGTCCATTATGTTGAATCCTTCCATGTCTTTTATTCCTTTCCCAGATATTCTTTTACAAGTTTTCTGTAGTCCACTGCTGCTGCACACATTAAAGAATATCCGTCAAGCGGCTCTTTGTAATATGTCGCGCTGTCCACTTTCTTTGAAAATCGGATCTTTGTCTTTAAAACTGGTACTTTGCAATTTTTTCGGATCCATTCTTCCGCCGCCATGCTCTCTGGCGTCTTTATAAAGTCAGTGATCAGCACTTTGATTGTCTTCAAGTTCTTGTTCAATGCTTTCAGCTGTTCTATTGTGTCTGTGATCATTTCCGTTCCGTCTATTGCCCAGTTATCAAGCTTTACTGGGACAATCACTTCGTCTGACGCACACAGCGCATTGATCACGCACATTCCCACTGCTGGCGGATTGTCTATGATACAAAAATCATATTGATCCTTTTTCGTTTCCAGAAACTGCTTCAATTTCACGTCCTGCCGTTCATTGCTTTTCAGCAGCTTGTTTTCTGCTGTTTCCAGTGACATGTTCGCGTTTATCAGATCAATTCCATTGTTTGTCTTGAAGATCACTGGTTCTTCTCCTTCCAGAATCCTTGCTGATCCGCATGTCGCGTCTTTTATGTATTTCCCGAAAAACTGGCTTGTGTTTCCCTGCTTGTCATTGTCGATCAGAAGAACGCGCTTTCCCCAGCGTTCCCCCAGAAGTGTTGCAACATTGATTGAAGTTGTCGTCTTCGCAACTCCGCCTTTCAGATTGATCACTGATATTGTTTTCATTCTCTTTCCTTCTTTCCTTCGTTTTCTTCTCGATTGTGTTTGCGTATCGTGTCACGCCGTTTCTGTCAGCCCATTCACAAGTACATGCTTCTTGCTTCGTTCCGTATTTCTTCCCGCACACATTGCACATGTGCGATATTTTCCGCGACTTCGATTTCCAGTTAAATATTGCCTTTGGCACTGCTGCCGCCTTTCAGAAATCTTCTTGCGTTCTTTTCCAGCCATATTTGCATGTATTTGTTGACACACATTGCACAGTCGCCCACTTCTGGACAAGGCAGACAGAATTCAGATTCAAATTCTTTCCCGAACGGGCATGTCCCTTGTACTGCTGCCACTGCAAGTGCTGACTTCATGCAGTCTGTTTCTTCTGTCATGTTCCAGCTGTTCAATGGATCAATCATGATTGTTCTTTCCTGCTGCAAGTATTCTTCCAGAACTGCTGTTGCTTCTTCCCCGCCCCAGCATACCTTCACAAGATAGCCTTGTTCGATCAGATTGCGGATCCATTCGTCCTGCTTGTCTGTTGTCTTGTTCTTGCCGTATTTCATTTCGATATACAGCCCAGCATATCCGCCGCGCGGAACTGGAAGACATAGATCTGGAACGCCTGCTTTTACTCCCATTGCCTTGAATCTTGCTGCTTCCTGCGCGTTTCGTTTTCCGCCGTTTGGCACATGGAAAAGCAGCTTCAATTCTTGGAATCGTCCCGTGTTCCAGTTCGCCCAGTCTATAACGCCCATTTGTTCAGTATCTTCGCCGCGTTTCAAATTTCCATACATTCGCTTTTTCCCTTCTTTCTACGCTCCATACATAAGTGCGCCCATTTCCTTTCTATCTGTTTTTCAAGTTCTTTCCTTGTGTCAGAATCCGCCGTCATTCCTGCTTGAATCCCCGCTGCAATTTCTTTCCCTATTTCCAGCCCTTGCTTCGCTGTTATTCCTTCGCCTGCTGTCATTGCTGGCATTGCTGCGCCCGCTGCTGCTTCATTCGTTGTCGGAAGGCTTATGCTTGCGTATGCTTCCGCAGCCAGTTTGAAATATTTTGCTTTGTACCAGCGCGGATCCTTTTCTTTTTCATTCTTGATCAGCACCTTCTTCACTTCTCCGTATTTTCTCTTTTCTCTGTAGCACTCAACTTCAATGACCTTGTACCATTTCCCAGCTTCAAGATTCATTCCGTCTGGCTTGATTCCCGCTTTCAGTTTCGCTTTCATTCTTCACCTTCTTTCAGTGCTTTTTTGTACTCTTTTAGTTCTTCCACGATCAGATCTTGTGGAAGAATGTCTTTGCAGAAATAAGCTGTTGCAAAGCTGCTTCCCTTCTTGAATTCCTGCATGTTTCCTGGATTGTGAAATCCTATTCTTTTATCGAATGCCAGAAGCTGAATTCCTTGCTTGAAATACTTGTACCTCGAAACGCCTTGAAGTGAATTCAGCGGAAGCAATATTGCAAACGGCTTCCCCAGTTCATACAGTCTTTTCAGAACTTCGTCTTTTTGTGTGAACGGCGGATTGCTGATGATTATGTCATACTCCTTCGGTTCATACTCAAAGAAGTTTTGTCCGTCTTCCAGACTGCTTCGTTCTACTTGCCACCCCCCGCTTGAATGTCTGGAAGAACGCCGACCACTCGCAATCAAACGGACACCAGATTTTCATTGTTTTTGGTATGTATTTTGTTATCGGATCCACTGCATAGAACGGCGTATATTGTTCATTGCTTTCTTCCGTTCTTGCTGCTTTCAAATATCCTTGATTCAATCCCATTGCTTTTAGTTCCTTTCTGCTTGCTGATTCTCTGTGATTTCAATTTCGCCAGTTTCCAGATCCAGTGTGTATGTATCGCGTTTCTTCTGTTTCCTTCTCTTTCCGTCCTTAATCAGCGTGTATGTGAAATACATGAATCCCGTTATTTCATGCCATGCTTCGCGAATACTGTCTTTGTCCAGATACCAGCCCGAAGGCACTTGAATTATGTGATTGTACGCGTTTCTTGATCTGATTGTTGTCTTCTCTGGTTCTGGGATCACAAGATTCTTGCTGCTGTTGTATCTCTTTCCCCCGAACCCTGCTGCCGTCTTCATTGTCTTTTCGCTGTACTTCACGAAGTATTCTGCAAGCCTTCTATACTGTCCGCTGTCGTCCATAGGTTTTATTGTGATCCAGCCCTTGTCCCATAGCTTTTTTAATACTTGTGTATCAATATGATTCAAGCACATGTGAATGTGCGCTGCTCCACGTTCCCCCACTTCTGCAACCCAGACATATTTTGCAACTGTTCCAGCCTTCTTCTGTGCTGATCTGATTCCTCGAAGCAACTTGTCAACGTCTTTTCGAAGTGCTTCTGGATTTTCTGGTCTTTTATCTTTTGCATAACTGAATGTTATGTACTGGCTTGTCCCGTCATAATTTGCATTCAAGATCCATGTCAGCTTTTTTACAGCCTGCCTGCTATTCACTTTCTTTTGTGCTTCGCTTGTTTTATTCTCTTTTGCCTTTCTGGATCCTTCCTTCATGTCAGCACGAATGCTGTAATAGAATGTATATTGTTTTGTTTTTCCTGCTTTGCAGACTTCCTTCTTGTATGGCATGTATGTGAACCCCCTTTGTCGGTAAAATAATAAACTTAACAAGTCACCCACGCGGGCTTTAACCCGCAATTTTCTTGACTTTTCGGCATACATGCTGTATAATATTTTTATCAATTTAATTACTGCATGTAATACCGAAGTCCACTTGAATTCCCGTTCAAGTGGGCTTCTTCTTTTTCCGTCGTTTCGTGCCATTTGCTTTCGTGAAGTCTTTTTTCTCTACTGTTCGAACGAATCCGTGTCCGACATTTCTCTGACAACCTTGATCTTGTCCTTTGCCATTTGCATGATTCTACATTTCAATCCAGTTCTGATCGTGATAGTCATGTTCTTTGCTTTCTTGTCGCATACCAGATCCACCACGCCTTTGATTATTTCCAGCACTTCGTCTGGCTGTCTGTGTTCTCCCGCACCTTCTCCGAACAATTCGTCAACGCGTCTTTTCGCCGTTTCTCTCCGCAGTGCCGCTTCTTGATACACTTTCGCGTCGTCGCAGTCACAATGAAGCGTCGCGCATTCGTCAAGCTGTGGTTCTGTCATTTCGTCGCCGTTCTCTACAATGATTTGCTGTCTGCAAAATCTGCATGTTCCTTGCTTTGCCATGTCTTTTCTTCCTTCCTTTCTACATGATGTTGAAATACTTCAAAATGAACACTGTTGCAAAATATAGAAGCATTGCGATTATATAAGCAAACACGCCCTGCTTCTTTGCCCTTCTTTTCAGTTCCCGCATTGATCTTCCCCACATAGATTCGCGATCTGGCGACCATGAATTGTCGTCTATGTACTCATGCGCGAAGATTTTTCTGCTGTCATTTCCCCACTTATCAATGTTCTCTGGTACGTTTTCGTTGATGTAGTCGAATTTCAGATTGTATTCTTCGCAGAACTTCAATGCTGCTTCCAGATCTTCCCCGCAACGGCACGTCCACAGAATCAGAATGCAGCCTTGCTGTTGCAGCTGCTTGCAAAATGTGATCATTCGAAGCTTCGGTTTGATAATCTTCGGGAAATCTGTTTCCGCAAGTGTCCCGTCGAAATCAACTGCAATTATTCTTTTTTCTTCGCTCATTTGAACACCTTCTTTCGCAAGTGGCGCATGATGATATTAAGGTTCATTTTATCCACTTCATGAATTCTGTCTTCTCCGATTGTCCCCAGCATATCCACAAGACTTGTTGTTTCTTCTTCGTCAATTACTCCATGCAGTTTCATTGCGTTCGCATATCCTACAGCTATAGCAGTATGTATCAGAACTTCGTCGTGTGAATCTGACTTCAAAATGTCAGAACACATTCTTTCAATCATTCCCATGTCTTCTTTTTGCATGTCGAACTTTTTTGAATTGACTTTGATGAATACAAGCTTCTTCGGCAGCTGCCCGTTGAAGATCTCTTCCTGCTTTTCGTGAAATCTGTGTGCTTTTTTGTGCTGCTTTCTTGTCATAAATTTGATCATGATATACTTTCCTTCTTTCTGCGTGTGCTATTTTTCTTCTGGTTCTTCTTCGCCTGCAACTCCCAGCTGTACGACAGAAACTTCATACGCTGTCATGAGATACGGCGCGGATCCTTCGATTGCTTTTTTATATTCTCTTGACTGGAAGCGTCCTTCTACTTCCACATAAGTTCCTTTCTTGATTTCTCCCGCTGCTTCTGCTACGTTCTGCCAGCAAATACAAGGAATGAAGCTGACGTTCTTTTTGCTTTTCACTGCGATCATAATATCTGCAATGTATGTTCCCTTTGCTGTCGTTCTGACACGCGGATCCTTGCATAT